GATAAACCGGACTCGCGACCCAGCCCTTTATTTCAAAGGATTGGGAACGTCGACCCCATCTTTCGATGGATCGACATTGCGAGAAACTAGTACGTCCAAGGACCGGACTATCGTCAGATACAAAGGGAAGATTCCCTAGTATAGACTCGCACACTTTAAACATGTGCGAACTGGTGCGCCAGAATCCTTTCTTATAGAAAAGATTTGCTGTCGCAACCCACGAGATAAGTTCGGAAACTTGCCGCCTGTTCTCAGGACGACTTCTTCTGATGTAAGTAGGTGTTACCACCTCTCCATCGAAGGCGTCTACACCACAGGACTCCCTAAATTTTCCATTTAGAAAGGTTTTCTTGGTGTTGACCTTGCAATTGTATTTTTGCAGGTGATCGAGAACAGAAATCGCATGTTCACGGGGCACGATAATATCGTCCCCATAAACGAACAAATGACGACTAACATCGAAGATGTTAGCATTTGTTACAGGAAGATCTTGTTCCTTTAGTAGAGACGCTACACATATAGTGTAGAAATACATCGCCTCTACGGGGAAACAAAGAGCATTTCCCATAGATGCAAACTTTTTAAGAGGGCCGATTATTCGGCCATCTGGAAGTTTCGCATGCGTCGACCTACAGGCGGCAATAGCGTCCCTAAGATGGGGAACACTATTGAACATCCGTAGCGCAAGTGAAAGTGGAACACGATCGCTTGCATCGGAGAGATCAATAGTAGAATATTGACCAGTCCTAGACGCGGTAATAGCTAACGTCTGATTCACTTCTTGGTCACGAAAATTTATATGACCTCTAGTGACTTCAGCAGTCTCGAGAATATCATAAAGATAATCTCTAAGGGCCTGTTGCACGTATTGATTACAACAGGGTTCAATTGCTATTATCCTTGGGGCCTTGAGCGTCTTCGGAACGGGAACTACCCGACAGGGTAATTCCTCATCCTCCGACAGGACCGTTGTTAATTCGAGCTCCTTAGAACCGACCGCGCTAATAGAATAAGCGTTGTCAATAATAGGGAAATAAGGCTCGAGACGGTCATGCCAGTAACTCCAGGAGTACTTTCTGTTTCCAGAAAGTCCTTCAGAGGTGGCACCGGGTCCATGCCTTGGAAGTAACGAATCCAAACTAACATTAGTAAGGATGTTACCCCACAGCAAAGTAGATATCCGAGAAAATTCACGAATATCCGCTTCCGGTAATGAAAAGGCGTCAAAGTCTTGCTCTGTTTGGACAAAGTTAGTGATCGCTGAATGTATCCTTTGAGGGGTACACTCAAGTTCCAATTTTTTGAAAGCGAGACATATTTGTCGTACGCTGTCAACAATAATGGAAGTATCGCGATCATCAATTGAATTTTGTTCATATCTTCCTGTCTCCTTGTTGAAGATTCGACTGATCATACCTCGCAAAAATGCGGGGATTGATCCAAATTTCCTAAAACCTAGGAAGCTTGATGAGTCGATGAACCCCTGCTCTAGACTCTTTTCAAAGTCTGAAGCAAATTGGGGGAGGGTAATCGTAAGAAACGAGATACCCTCATCTTCAACACGTGACCTAATAACTTCTAGGTCACGTAAATCAGAGACGTCAGCGATACACCTGATGGTCGCATCTCTATAGATGCAATCCATCAACTCTAGGTGGTTACTTACGTTGCTTTTCAAGTCTCCTCCTTATAAAATAGGGGGTAAACTTCAAGCCACGACTTTAACTACGGACCCATCGCTGGGTCCTCTGACGCCATACCGGCGTCAGCAAGCTGTCACCGATAGACTGAAAATGAGTAATCTAACGCTTTTTCTTGGATTTTCGCGAGCTACGAACAGGTTTTTCTTCCTGGACGGGCTTCGTGATTTCAAGAAGCGTGGGCAGTATCATACTGAACACGGCGAGAGACATCTCAAAAATTAACAACCATTTAGGTTTCGTTTGGGACATGAGCACCTCCAATGGAGGCTATGACTCTTGGCCAAACAATTTACCAACCATGGTTGCATCTAACCAGGTTTTAAACCCGGTTACCAAATTGCTTACATCAGTTCCCGAAAACCCAAATTCAGGGCGATCGATAACGATGTAAAAGCTAAGCGTATCATAATCGTTGGAAGAATCCAACGGGTTTGTTACGATAGCCCGATTGTCCACCCGTGCCATTGACCGAATCCGTTTACCGGACTTGGTATGACTAACGGTGAGATGATATGTCTCATCCGAGTTGATATACTCAGACTTAGTGCCTGAGGTAGCAATACGCGGCATGGACTTCGCAATTGAATTAACTGTGACAACTTGTGGGTCAGCTAAAGCCAATGGTTAACCTCCATTAAGTTTTGGAATTAACCGATGCCAGGCTTGTAGGGTTCCATTCCTACAAACTGATCGAAGGACATCAGCGATTATACTTACTGTCGGGTTAAACCCAAAGCAGCAAGTATAGAGAGTTGCCGAAGGGATAAATCTCCCATCTGCAGGTTCCAACCAAACGGGGATCCAGATTCGCTACGACTTTTGGTCAATATATATTGAGTCCAAATGTCGTGAGTGTCGCCATAACCAGATAAGAACACGTGACTAGTATTAGTCACCGCTCTTACGGTTTGCTTCATCACATATGCGTATTTGGAGACGAGGTTGTCGTACTGGGAAGCAACAATATTGTCGACTACGTCGCCAGTATTGCTGAACCAATCGACCAACCACGACCACGGAATCAAGTTATAGACAGTTGACGGAGTCACACGGAGACCGTAAAGAGACATAAGTCTCATTGCTTCGCCGTACCTGGAATTATTCCAGTGTTTCGACTTGTCAAACTGTGGTAGATAATATTTAAAGGAAGCCTCAAACCATACTCTAGACATAGTCTGGGTATGGAAATCGGAAAATCCTTGAATATTATTTATACCGTCGAGAGTTCTTTTCGCGTAAAGAGTTCCATTTAGCGATGGATTAACCAAAGCTAAATAAGAACGATTACGAAAGACGGAAGTCTCGAGTCTCTCTATAAAGCGTTTTCTCTTTACCCACTGACCATTATCTCGCTCTATCTGAGCGATCTTTTTGTCAGAATCAGTGTATGTTTGGTATAACCTAAACATATCACCTAGGAAAGGGACCCACCCAAATTGGTGGTTGAGGAAGTTATCTGCAATCTTTTTAGGTTGCATTAGGACACTAGTTGTAGATCCGCCCAGGCCTTTCCAAATATCAGAAAAGGCTTTGGCCGTAGTCTTCAGCATCTGGGGTATTTCTCGGGCTTCGCCCAAGACCATCGCCAGGTCCACTCCCTCAATTTTCGGCCTTGCCCTATTGAAGGCCGACGCTCCATATGACTCACCAGACAAGAAGTTTTCACCATAAGGTCCTGAGAGGCCAATCTGATTCATATCAGATTGTGATGCCCCATCAATCCCAAATGAAGTTGGTACAAACCCACCTTCATAGTGATACTGGAGAGATC